GCCAAACTGCCGAACAACTGCTGATCCACCTCCGCCAGCAAATACGGATTGTGATAAGCCTCACGCCCCAACATCACACCGTCAAACGTCTGCAAATGCTCATGGCAAGCCTCCATCGTCTTGATCCCGCCATTCAGCACAATCTCCAACTCCGGAAAATCCGCCTTCAGCTGCGCCGCCACGTCATAGCGCAACGGCGGAATGTCGCGATTCTCCTTCGGCGACAACCCCTCCAGAATCGCAATCCGCGCATGCACGGTAAAACTGGTGCACCCGGCATCGCGGACGGTGCCGACGAAATCACACAGCTCCGCGTAACTTTCCCGACCGTTGATGCCGATGCGATGCTTCACCGTCACCGGAATCGACACCGCGTCTTGCATCGCCTTCACACAATCCGCCACTAACTGCGGGTGACCCATCAGGCACGCGCCGATCATGTTGTTTTGCACGCGATCACTTGGGCAGCCGACGTTCAGGTTCACCTCGTCGTAGCCGTGTTCCTGAGCCATGCGGGCGCAGGCGGCCAGATCTAACGGAACGCTACCGCCCAACTGCAACGCGAGAGGGTGCTCGGCTTCGTTGTGACGGAGGAAACGCTCGTGATCGCCGTTGAGCAGCGCGCCGGTGGTGACCATTTCGGTGTAGAGCAGGGCGTTCTTCGACAGGAGGCGTAGGAAGAAACGGCAATGGCGGTCGGTCCAATCCATCATCGGCGCCACACTGAAGCGCCGAGACAGCTCGGAATGGACATGGCTAGTGTTTACAGGCGTTTCAAGATTTTCGAAATTCATTGATACTGATCTTTTATACAGCGGTTTTTACCCATTTTTCCTTGTTTTCTGAGGTCGGTTGCTACAATGTAGCAAGCGAATTCGGCAATGTAGCAACTGGAAATGGGCACGATCACATCACGCAAGCGCAAGGACAACTCGACGGCCTACACGGCGCAGATACGGATCAATCGGGACGGGCGCACAGTTTATCAGGAAAGCCAAACCTTCGACCGTAAGCAGGTCGCCCAGGCTTGGATCAAACGACGGGAGACGGAACTGGCGGAACCTGGGGCGATCGAGCGTGCTAACCGCAAGGGGGTGACGATCAGAAAGATGATCGAACAGTACCTCGACGAGTACGAAAAAATCAGGCCGTTGGGTAAGACCAAGAACGCAACGTTAAAAGCGATCAAGGATACCTGGTTGGGCGACCTCGACGACTCGGCGCTGACCAGCCAGAAGCTGGTTGAGTTCGCTCAGTGGCGGATGAGTGAAGAGGGCGGCGGCGTTCAGGCGCAGACGGTCGGTAATGATCTCTCTCACCTGGGGGCGGTCCTCTCAGTGGCGCGGCCGGCGTGGGGCTACGAGGTGGATCCTCTGGCAATGCCTGACGCGCGCAAGGTGCTGCGAAAGTTGGGAATGGTGAGCAAGAGTAAGGAACGGAACCGCCGTCCGACACTGGAGGAGCTGGACAAGCTGATGTCGCATTTTTTCGAAATGCAGGTTCGTCGACCTGAGTCGATCAACATGCCGAAGATGATTGCGTTTGCTCTCTTCTCGACGCGCCGGCAAGAGGAGATCACGCGGATTCGCTGGGAGGATCTAGACGAATCCCGGCAGGCCGTCCTGGTGCGTGATATGAAGAACCCCGGACAGAAGATCGGCAACGATGTGTGGTGCCATTTGCCGGATGAGGCCTGGGCTATCCTGCAGAGCATGCCTCGGACCGAGCGGGAGATCTTTCCGTACAACTCCAGATCGGTATCGGCATCGTTTACACGGGCGTGCCCGATGCTCGGCATTGAGGATCTGCATTTCCACGATTTGCGACATGAGGGAGTGAGTAGATTGTTCGAGATGGATTGGGATATTCCAAGGGTGTCAAATGTATCAGGGCACCGCGATTGGAATTCGCTTCGACGCTATACTCATTTACGCGGAAGAGGTAATGTTTATCTGCATTGGCCTTGGCTTACGAAGGTGCAGCGATGATCGGCGAAGCAAGGCGTAACTGGTTGTCTCAATTATTTATTTAAGCGGAACATTTCGGCCTTATTTTCAAGTGTAAATCAAGGTCTTTTTGTTATGTGGATATAAACTAAAATGTGCATGGAGGTGCAAGTGGTTCGTCTTAAAAGTATTAGAATATTTGGATTTAAGGCTGCTAATCGAATAGCCGAAGCGTATTTTTCGGATACTAATGTCTCGGTTGTTTATGGTCCAAATGGGTGTGGTAAAACTAGCTTTCTAAAAATACTGCACGGTGTAATGGCTCAGGATGATGCAGCGCTTATTCAAAATGCGGTCGAGTCAGTTGCTCTTGTAATATCTACTTATGGTGTCGTCAGTACGCTGACCGTCGTGAAAAATGCGGAAGGAGCATTTGTATGGGACGAGATCTTAAATTCAGCACTTGGGTTTACTAAGTCTCTTTCTCTTGGAGTGGATAGGGGGATTACAAATCAGACAGTTAAGACAGATCCTGCATTCATCTTAGAGTTTTTTAGGCATCCGAGACGGCGAACATATCTGTCCCCAGAAATTTCTATATATCAAGTTTCAGAAGATCTTTCTAGCTATCTGCGGCATGCTCAAGCTGTAAGGTATCGCTCGAGGAATAGTGAAGTAGATTACGAGAAGCGTCATCTTTATCTTCAAAATATTAAAATTGAAAATATTGAAGAGCTCTTGGTTGATCGGTTTAGAATTGCGCGCATGATGGCGACAAGGAAAATTCAAAGCGCGTTATTCGATACGCTGTCAGTAGCAATCAGTTTGGATGAGCAACCATCTATAAATGAAAAGCTTCCTCTAGATTTCGATGAGCGCTTGGTGGAAAACCGCGCACGAATTATAGAAGCATTAGATGATGGCTCTGAAAATCAATTTAAATCAAAAGTTATTGAAACGCTTGATACGATTTCTCATGGCGATGGCATTGATAAAATCAGGAAGCATCCTATTTTGAGTCAGCTGTTCCTCAATATTATTGAGGAACTAGAAATGGAAAAGCTCAAGCTGAGTTCGATCAATTTTTTGATTGATACCTTTAATAGTTATTTAATTGAGGGGAAGCGCCTAGTTGTCAGTGGGAAAGAGGCAAAAATTATTGTTCCTGGCTCGGAGCATAGTATTAATGAGCTTTCTAGCGGCGAAAGACATATTTTAACATTCCTATCTTTAGTGTTGTTTCAGGGAGACGGGCGCGATTTTCTTATAATTGATGAGCCGGAAATCTCTCTAAATATTACGTGGCAAAGAGAGTTGATGGAACTATTTTCAAAGTTGGTTCCAAACACGCAGATTATTGTCGCGTCACATAGCCCTTCTCTTGCGAGGCACAATCAAGACTACTTGACTGAGCTTTCAGTGAAGGTGATATCTTGAGAAGTGCGATGAGTTATGATGTAGAGGAAATTTATTCTCAATCGATAATGACTAAAATGCCTATCCTTATAGTTGAAGGGGTAGATGACGTTCCTCTTTACGATAGGATTTGCAACAATCGCGCTAAGCGAGCATCTGTTTTTGCAGTTGAAACGCTCGATGGATGTAATCAAGGCTGTATCAGCCTGATTAGTGCTATGGATAGATTGAAAGCACTTCCTTTGTCAAGATTTAATCCTGCACACTTTATCGCAGGCGTGATAGATAAGGATGTTCGAGATTTTCGAGGGGAGCTTCCTAATAATGATTTGGTTTTTGTCCTAAAACATTACTCAATTGAAAGTCATTTCGTTTACCCGGATATATTAGAAAGTCTTTTGGCGTATTCCACTAGAACTACCTCTGACTTACGATCGCGAGATCTTATAACTGCTGTGTCTGAATGCGTGAATCGCTCATTTGAAACATTGTATTTGGCTTCACTTGAGGCTCTCAAAGGTGCCCTTGATTCAAGCTATATTTCGGATTTTAGCTATTCCTATTCGTATGGTCGAATTCGAGATGTTGCACTAGTTGGCAGGATCAAGGAAAAAGAAGCAGATCTTTTGAGATTCGCAGCCGTACAGAACCTCAAATTTGATTTGCACTCGTTGCGCATGATGTCCAGAGGTAAATGGTTGCTGTCTGTTTTTTGTGAAGAGGTTGAGAAAGCTATTTTAGGACTGCCTGAATCCTGTAAAATCGGAGCGATAGCAAAGTGTCAGTTTTGTGTGGCGGTTGCTCACGAACAATGTCTGTATAAAATCAAGGATGGCGTTAGCGGGAAGAATCTAAAGATTTTTGCTATGCAGCATACAGATATGCCGAGTTTTGACTATATAAGATCAAGAGTGAATTCGATGTACGATGCTATCAACGGTGTTTAATTGGGTGGGGGTAGCATGCTAGATTGTTTTAGCATGCTACGTTATATTCAGGCGCGCCCCATCATTTTATTATTTTCAGTCGTCGCAGCCAGTCTCTGCTTGTCAATGTAATCGGCAAGATCCTTTAAATGAATTCCTAAAGATGCTTTTTGACTTACCGTTCCCAAGCGAATGACTGGAATATCTATTTCGCCTGAAAGTTGTTTTCTTTTGAATTTTTCAACTGTTAAGTTCATATAGTCAGAGCAAACACGATCCAAAGGGATCACAGCTTGTCCGCCATATTGAGCCATTAAAAGAAAAAGTGTGTTCATGCTAATTCCTTAATATCGTGGCGAAAGCAGCAGATAATTCAAGCTGCGATCTTCGTTCCTTGTTTGTCGAGAAACTCGGCAAGATCGTGCAGGTACACCACTCGTTGCGCGCGCGTCGACCCGTGCAAACGCTTCACCACCAGCGCAATACGACCTGCCTTGATCTCCTCCAATAAATACCGGTCGGTGCGAATGTGTGCGAAGTACTGTTCCCGAACTGCCGCCAGGGTCGGGCAGGGAGTAGCGAACTGACGTCGCAATTGTTCTAGTGTGTTGCTCACGCTGCGTTCTCCCCGAACCCCTCCGATGGGGGCAGCAACTTGAGGCGAATCAGCTCGGCGAGGCCTCCCTTACTTTTTCCCATTGCAGCCGCACAGATGTTGCCCTTAGCGTCAGCCACCACCGCGCCGAATGGAAACTCAGGCGAGTTGGTCGGCGTAACGTAGGCGACTTGTCCGTCAAGGATCACGTTGTTGACGCAGCGGAATACCTCGGCCAATTCGGTGCTAAGTACGGGCATACTTTCCAGCAATTGGATGGCTTCCGTCGAGGCGCCAACGAGCGTTGTGCGGCTGACTACCCCCGGGCAGTTCAAGTAGATCGGGATCAGCTTAAGGGCGCCGAGGGCTTGCGTGTAGGCATTGAGGTTGTTGGTTTTCATGCAGCGGCGTCCTTTTGGGTAATGATGATTCCCAGCTTCTTGGCCAGCCATTCGATCCCTTTTTCCTTCACCATCACCACGGAGTAATGACGGCACTTGTTGAGTGACGGAATCACTGTGCTGCGCGGATCCGAATACAGATAGCCGCGATCACGGTGCTGGCTGGCTAGATCGCCACTGCTGTTGAGAATACCCAGCTCGCGCAACCTGGTGCGGAAGGGGCGGGGCTTGAGTCCGAGCAATGCGGCTGTTTCATCTAGGGTGCGATTCATGGCGTAGTCCTCAGGCAGCGATCAGTTTGCGAACGCGGACGAGCAATGCTTCCGAGTCCGCAAGTGCTCGATCAATTTGCGCCAGTCGGCCGGACTGCTCGGGTGGCGCGGGTTGAGCTGATTCAATTCGGCCGTTCGCAATGTCCTGGATGAAATCCCTCAGGTGCAGGTGATTGGCTCGGTCCGACCGCTTGAGGGTCAGTTCGCCGGTGTGGCCTCCCAATTCAACGCTAACGACTGCGGTGTTTTGAGTGAGCTCCACATCAAAGCTTGCATAGATGGTTTGCTCTGGTCGCTGAAGAGGGCACACGGCACCCCCACCAACCTGGAGCTTGTGATGCAACAGGTCTTGCTTGGTGAGAGGGATGAGGTAGTTATTCATGCTGCATCGTCTCCGAGCGGGCCGGCAGCGGCTTCGGATGCTTCAGCGGTAATGGCAGGTCTGATAGCGGCGGTACGGCCCTTGGGATTGCCGATGACGAGAAGCCCCGTGCGGAGCTGTAGGTCTTCAACTGCGGCGCGACTGCCGAATGCGGAAGGGTGTAGATAAACAGGGCAGCGGGTATCGCGTTGATGTGTGTTTTGCATGGCTTGATCTCTTTGGTGAGAGGTAGATTCCTATGCAAAATTAGTGTTACTCATTTAATAAGTCAACAGTGACGCTTATAAATATTGGCAGAATAAAATTAGTAGACGAAAAAAAAGCCCTTACGGGCCTTTGAGGATGGGCGTTTTAGAGCATTACCGAGTACCAGAAAACCTTCCCGATGATACGGATGTGCTGCTGCACATAGTCGCCATCGTAGCGTTCGTCCGGGTGTTCTTCGGTGTTGTAGCTCCGTAGGCGCAAACCTGAGCCTGGCAATCGATAGAGAAGCTTCACGCGCAACTGTCCGTCATGGTCAATGGCGTACATCTTGCCGTCTTGAACAACTGTATTCGCGGTGTCCACACCTACGGTACTGCCATCCGGAAGCACTGGCTCCATGCTGTTTCCAGTTACTGGCGCGCAACCCGCAGAGGCAGGATCGATGCTTTTCCTTTTGAGAGTACGTTTCCCGAAGCGAAGCTTACGTCCGTTTGTTTCAAGCCTCACCTGAGATCCATTTCCCGCAGACAATTCCACTTCCTTAAAGAATGGCAACTCCACTTCATCAGGCCCGAGCGGGGTCTCGTCATCCCACACTTCAATCTGATGCATTTCCCAGTCAGGAGCTCTTGAGCTTTCATTGCCGCCCTGCGAACGCCGCAGGCGGGGCATTTCTGCGAGAGCAGCGAGACGTGGACTTACTTCTTCAAGCGAAAAGCCCAAAACATTCGAAAATTTGATCAGCGCTCCGATGTTAAGAGGGATCCGGCCATTTAAGTATTGGCTGACAACACTTTGCCCAGCCCATTCGCACAGATCGGCGATTTTGTCCTGGGTAAGGGAGGGATCATGCCGTTTGCGGTCCTGATAAATAGCCTTCAAGCGCATGGCTTCGGCTTTTCGGGTTTCGTCGTCGGCAGAAAAGGTTATCGAGGTAGTCATGCATCCCAATTTATAAGGAAAGCTTATTTTATCAAAACAGTAGGGCGTCTTTTTTTCTTGCTGTTTAAAAGAAGTATCACTAATATTCGTGCCGCAACGCCCATTCGAGGAAACGTGGATGGCAAACGAAATAGGAATTCCCTTGGGAGATTTCGCCGAGGGTAAAACTCAACCAGAGCTGGCCTTACTGATCGGGGTATCGCAAAGCGCTGTCTCTCAGATGCTCAACTCAGCTCGGGATATTCGAGTTCGGGTTGATGAGAAGGGGGCCTGTACAGCGGTAGAAATTCGCCCAATCGGATCGCGCCGCAAGGCTAAGGCCGCTTAAAAGGTGTCGAGCTGGGGCCTCTCACCAAAGAATCCCCCAGCCCGACTACGACGATACACAGCACATGCACATCGGTCGTGGTCATAGGATAGGGTTTGCCCTGGACTATGGCTACACCGTAAAAAGGGGATTTACGGTTATGAGTCGCACAGATCTTTTGCCGGACGCTGGTCCGGTCCTGCCTCTACGCCAAGCGATCTATCGCGCTGGTCGTGACTACAAGGGCGGAATTACCGCCCTTGCCTTTGAAATGGTGTTGGACAACGACACCCTCCAGAAGAAACTTAAGCTCGATGAAGAACGCCGCTGGCTGAATCCAGATGAGCTTGAGGAAGTGATCAGGCTGACCGCTGATCCACGCTTGCTGGATGCATTGATGCGTCCAGCAGGTGCGGTTTGGTACCGGCCCGTGGCCGTACCGGCAACCCGTGATGCCTTGAAAGCGGTTGGTAAGCTGCTTGGGGAAACCGGTGAATTCGTGGCCAAGATGCACGACGGCGCGGCGGATAACGTCTGGGAGCTTCATGAAGTCGTGGATCTCGAAAAGCACGGAATGGACGTGATCCGCGAAGTCCTTGGAATCATGGCGGGCGCTCGTCAGGCGATGGAGGATCGCATCAATGGCTGATGATATCGACCGCGCAAACGAGCAGGCGCAATACCTGCTTGATGTTGCTATTCATCGCCGTCGCCGCGTGCCATCGAGCCGCGTTAGCGCGCAGTTCTGTGACGACTGCGACGAACCAATCCCGTTGCTTCGACAGCAGAAGGTTGAAGGTTGCGAGACCTGCGTCTCTTGTCAGGAGTTGCGGGAGGCCCGGCGATGAGTGAATCGGGCAAAGGAACAGCCATCGCTACATGGGCAAAGCGTTACATCAGTACTTTTGACTTAGCACTCGTATCGATTGATCCAGGTGAAAAGGCTCCGAAAGGCCTAGGGTGGAATAAGCCCGGAGGCTATATCACCGACGCCGACACGGCCGAGGCGTTCTGGCAACGAAACCCAAATCACAACCTTGGCGTCGTGCTGGGGCCGAGCCGCGTTTGTTCATTGGATGTTGATGACGTTCAATGGACGCGTCATGTTCTGTATGAACTGTTGGGCCTTGACCTTGATGCGATGGCAGTGGTGTTCCCGACTATCGTCGGGAATCCGCTGCGATTCCGGGTGGTGTTCAAGGTGCCGGAAGGCATCGAACTCACGCGTCATTCACTTTCATGGCCGAATGAAAAAGACCCCGACGGTTCGATTTTCAAAGGGTTTATGGACAAGGCCAAGGCTGCGAAAGAGCAGGGTGATCTTGCCGCAGAAGCTGCTGCACGAACCGAAGCCGAGCCGTTCAAACGCTTCACGGTCTTTGAACTACGTGCGGGATTGGTGCAAGACGTATTTCCACCCTCGATTCATCCCGGTACCGGCAAACCTTACATCTGGAAAACCGCTCCAAGTGCTACTGACGGGCTGCCGACGCTGACCAACGAGTTGCTTACCATTTGGCAGAATTGGGAGTTTTTTAAGCGAGATGCTGAAGCTGCGTGTCCATGGGCGGTTGCGCCACCGGAGGCACCGGTCAAAGCCAAAAAGCGTCCTGTACTCGGTGGCGGCAAACGGCCCTCAGTAATTGATGAATTCAACCGTTGTCACGATGTTGCGGAGCTTCTTCGCGCCCATGGGTACATCAAGCGAGGCAATAAATGGCTCTACCCTCAAAGCAGCACCGGTCTGCCAGGGGTAACGATCAGTGAGGGCAAGGTTTACTCGCACCACGGTGCTGACCCTCTCGCGAACGGGCATCAGAACGACGCCTTTGAAGTGTTCTGCTTACTCGAGCACGGCGGCGACCAGTCGAAGGCTGTGAAGGATGCTGCGCGAATGTTGGGCATGCAACACGCTGCCCGTCCAGATCTGAATGATCTTCCCCCGACCCCATCCGGTGAATTGAGCGGGCCGATCTCCGACGATACAAATCCGTCCAGCGAGGCCGCTCCTGCTCCTGACGGGGGGGCGGGGGAGGTTATAACGCTGGACCATATTCTTCGTCGTTTTGCGTTGGTCGAGGGCACCACGCACGTGTGGGATTGCGACCAATCAAAGGTAATGAAGAAATCCGCCTTCGAAGCTCGTGTGGGCAAGCCTCTGGCCAAAGCCTGGTTGGACGACACCGGAAAGAGGCTGATTTCTGACGACCATGTTCGCGAGATCGAGCAGGCGCGCCGCATGGCTGGGAAGAAAGGCGGTGCATTCGGGATGTCTCCAACCGATCGCTACGTTTACATCGATGGCACCAAAGACGTTTGGGATCGGGAAAAGAAGCGGCGTATAGCCGAGGGCGCGGTGAAGATGGCGCTGGGTGACACTTACCCGCTGTGGTTGAACAGCAGTGAGCGCCGCACCGTCGATGTTGAACACATCGTGTTTGATCCGACCATGACGAAGGATCCTGCGGTGTACATCAATACCTTTGACGGGTTGCCGCTTGAGCCAGTCAGGGATGATGCAGCGTGTGCCAACCTGCGTTGGCTGATTTCATTTCTTTGTAACCACGATGAAGCTGCAACCGATTGGCTAACTCGCTGGCTGGCGTATCCGCTGCAGCACCTCGGCGCCAAGATGGATACCGCTGTGTTGATGCATTCGATCATGGAAGGTTCGGGTAAGAGCCTGTTGTTCGCTGACGCGCTCGGCATGCTTTATGGCCAATACGCGGCGACTGTTGGTCAGACACAGTTGGAAAGCAGCTTCAACGCGTGGCAAAGCCGCAAATTGTGGTCGGTCTTTGAAGAGGTCGTCAGTCGCGATCAACGTTACAACCAGGTGGGCAAGATCAAGCACTTGATCACTGGTAAAACGGTGCGGATGGAGTCGAAATTCATTAATGGCTGGGAAGAGGCCAACCATATGAATGCGGTGTTTCTCAGCAACGAGATTCTTCCCTGGCCAATCAGCGACAGTGATCGTCGAATGCTAGTCATGTGGCCTATGGAGACCCTGCCAGTCGCAAGGCAAAAGGCGATTGGTCGTGAACTGGAGCAGGGTGGGGTGGCGGCGCTCTACGGTTGGTTACTGTCGGTCGATCTAGGGGACTTCAACCAGCGCACGCGGCCGCCATCGACAGAGGCGCGTGAGCGTTTGGTCGCCTTGAGTCGGGCCGGTTGGCAAACATTCTTGCATCTGTGGAAGTACAGCGAGCTGGGGCATGGGCTTTGGGGACCGTGTCTATCGACCGACCTCTATTCGTTGTTTCTCGAATGGTGCCAGCGCAACAAAGAGCACGTGATGAGTCAAACCAAGTTCTCTCTATTTATCAGTTCCGAGGTGGATAAAACGCGGGCGATACCCTGGACTGACGGCAATAACCGTCGCTTCGGCGCGTTTTTCTTTCCTGTGGACCTGGATGCTTCCCCGCCCCCATCACTCAAGGCGGCAGAGCTGGGCAAGCAGGTGGAGAACTGGCGGGCGAAGGCCAAGCTGGCGGGCTGGCACGTGGACAGCTGGGATCACATCAAGGCGCTTGCAGCATGACTATTTTCAAAAGTGTGTTGGGTGTGTTGAGTGTGTGTCGGGTTGATTTTGAATACCCCACACAATTTGAGAGCCCGAATTACATGCCTTCGCGGGTGTTGTGTGGGGTGTGTTGGGTTTTGTGTCGCGCACGCGCATGCATGACGTTCTTTGCAACGAATTCAACGGAAGGAATTTTTTCTTATGCGAAGACTGATAAACCCAACAAACCCAACACACTCAACTCAAGTTTGATTGAAGCATTGAATTTAAAGGGATTTATGTGTGTTGGGTTTGTGTCGGGTTGGGGGATTTCTGTGTCGGGTTGGGTTTTACGGGGGCAGGGCAATGATTGAGGCGATGGAGTTATTGCTGAAACATTGGGGCGAGCAATGCCGACACGGCGGTGAAGCCGGAGGCATGGGTAGTCCGATGGCGACGATCATGGAGTGGGGCGGTTGCGCGCCGCGAGGCACACCCGGTTCTCGGATCCTTCTCGGCGGTGGTGCGGGACCAGATGCAATTGCGCAGGAAGTTGGTGCCGCCCTTTCCGAGATAGCCCGGCAAGATGGTCGGGGTGAAAGGCTGCAACAGTTGGCGGTTATGCGTTATGGCTTTGACCCTGCACCAACATGGGCAGCGCAGATGCACGAACTGGGCTACGTCTCAAAGGCGAAGCAAACCTACTACGATCTTGTACACCGCCTTCATGTGCGACTCTTTGAGGTGCTGGCCGAGCGCAAGGACGCACGAAAGTGGCTTACCGTTGGTCGGGGCGCTTTGCCTCAAAGTCTCCTCAAAGTTGCGTCAAAGTCGCGTCAAGTTGGATAACCGAAAATGCCCCCTTTTCGGTTCCGTACTCAGGGGGTAAAAAGTCCCCACGATATGGATTCTGCGCCTTGGCGCTTCCCCGAGCACGTGCTGTGCACTTCGTCCTGGCGTATGCCGCGACATTGAAAACCCTGCCCTTCGGCGGGGTTTTCTTTTTTGTGTTCGGCATGCTCCTTCACTTGAGGCACAACATGACAAATGAGCAGCAAGCGCTGGCAGAAATGCCGATCTGGTTGGTGATCGTCCTGGCCCTGGTCGGCGGCGTATCCGGTGAGATGTGGCGAGCAGACAAGGATGGTGCCCGGGGCTGGGCGTTAATGCGTCGGCTTGCGCTTCGATCCGGTGCCTGCATTGTCTGCGGAGTATCGGCAATGATGCTGATGATCGCGGCGGGCATGTCGCTCTGGACGGCTGGCGCCTTGGGCTGTCTCACGGCAATGGCCGGTGCAGATGTTGCCATTGGCTTGTACGAACGCTGGGCTGCCAAGCGGCTTGGCGTGTGCGAGGTCCCGCCGAATGGCGGCGGCCCAGCCTGAAACCGCCGGGGACCCTGGGGTTATTCGGAGGGTACGGGGTCGGAAACCCGCGCAACTCGGTTTCTGCAAGCACTGAAAAGTTACTGAAATTTCAATCACTGAAATCTCATTGAAAAAGGACTGAAAAATCTACTATGACTGAGCCTCTCTACCTCTCGAAAAGCGCCTTCGCTGCTCGAATTGGGAAGGCGCCCAGCACCATCACCTGGCTGAAAGACAACGGGCGTTTGGTGATGGCGCCGGATGGGAAACGCGTCGATGTATATGCGACAGAATCCCTCATCAAAGAAACATCGGACCCCAGCAAGGCCGGCGTTGTCGCCCGTCACGAACGTGAGCGGCAGGTCAAAGACGGTTTCAGCACTGCGGTCTCCGAACCTTCGCCGCCGTTTTTGCAGGCTGCGCAGCCCTCGAGTCTTTCCGCTGCCGCCGCACTGCCTGACTTCCAAAAGGCGCGTGCTCGAAAGGAACACTTTGCATCCCTCAGCGTAGAGGCTGATTTTTACAAGGATCAAGGTGTACTGGTTGAGTCGGCTGTGGTCGACAGAGCTGCCTTCGATACAGGCCGGCTGCTGCGTGATTTGCTGATGACCATGCCGACTCAGATCGCTCCGGAATTGGCGGCGATGGCCGATCCATGGATGGTGGAAAAACACTTGTTAGCTGCGCTACGTCGAACACTGGAAGACGCCGAACGGATGTCCTCCGCTGATTTGCAGCGTGCGCTTTCAAACGTGGGGAGTTAATCATGGCCAACTACGCCGATGGCACTGAGGTGTACCGCAGCGGCTACTTTCGCGGACTGCGGCCGGAGCCTGAGCTTTGGGTTGACGAATGGGCCGACCGTTACATGCGGATCCCCCAAAGCCAAGGCGGCGCTGAACCCGGTCCCTATCGCACGGCACGTACGCCTTATGCTCGTGAACCGATGCAATGTCTATCACCGGCGCATCCATGCAAGCGGGTGGTGACAATGGTCGCCTCGCAGTTGATGAAGACGCAGATTGCTTTGAATTGGATCGGCGGCTGTATTCATATGGCGCCGGCGAACATCCTGTTATTGGAACCTACGCAGCGTTTGGCACATGACATTGCCGCACGTTTTGATCAGGCCGCAGAGGTGGTTCCTGAACTACGCGAACGCATCGTCAAACCCCGATCAAGGGAGGGCACTAACACCTCCGGAGTCAAACAGTTTGAGGGTGGCCGGTTGTTCATTGCGACCGCCGGCTCTTCTTCCAACCTCGCAGAAAAGTCGGTGCGTTACGTCTACGGCGACGAGATCGATCGTTGGGAGATGGATCTGAACAGTGAGGGCGATCCGGTCAAGCTGGCGGAAGCTCGAGCTTCAACGTTCGGGCGCAATGCCAAGTTCTATTTTTCAAGTACGCCAACCCTGAAGGGGGCGTCGCGCATTGATGATCTTTTCCGCATCAGCGATCAGCGTCACTTTTATGTGCCGTGCCCGCACTGCCAACATATGCAGGTGCTCGACTGGTCTCATCTGAAGTGGGACGAGGCGTATGCCCAGGTTCAGTACCTTTGCAATGGGCCTGAATGCGGCGCGCTAATCGATGAACATGAAAAGGCCACGATGTTGGCAAAGGGTGAGTGGCGCGCTCATTCTCACGGTGACGGCGAAACCATCGGCTTTCAGCTCAATGCCCTTTATGCGCCCCTTGGATGGACTAGCTGGGTCCTGCTAGCTCGCGAGTTCGACTCAGCGATGAGCGAGCAGAAAAAAGGCAATCAGTCGCTCATGCAGGTGTTTTACAACACTAGGCTTGGGCTGCCCTGGGACAGCGCGCTTGAACAGACCAAAGCAGATGAACTTCAAGCCCGAGCGCTGCAAGAAACGTACGTGCTCGGCACCGTACCCACGGGCGCGCTGATGCTGACTGCCGCAGTGGACGTTCAAGGCAATCGTCTTGAGTTCATGGTAATGGGCTGGGGTGTCGGACTGGAGCGTTGGGTCATTGACCATCAAGTCATCATGGGTGACCCATCCGACGACAGAACATGGGAGGCGCTAGATACCAAGCTCAAGGCTCGCTACCGTCATCCTAGTGGCGTCGGATTGGGCATCCTCGCTACCGCCGTTGACTCGGGTGGACACCATACGCATGAGGTTTATCAGTTCTGCCGCATTCGCCGTTGGCGAAATGTCTTTGCAGTAAAAGGCGAGAGTCGTAAAGGTAAGCTGGTTATCGCTCAGCGTCCGTCCCGCGTTGATGTTAATTGGCGCGGGAACGTCGAAAAGAATGGTGCCGAACTCTGGATGATCGGCACCGATACTGCGAAGGACTGGATCTATAACCGCTACGCGTTGGAATCTGGACCCGGGGCCTTGCACTTCGCCAAGGATCTACCTGATGACTTCTTTGCCCAATGTGTGGCCGAGCGCAAGGTGGCTCGTTTCGTTAAAGGTCAGTGGCGCGTTGAATGGACGAAGGGGAAGGCCGATCGTAACGAAGCGCTCGACCTGATGGTGTACGCCTTGGCAATGGCCGAATACCTGGGCCTTGGGCGTTATCACGCAAGTGATTGGGATCGAGTACGGCAATCGCTCATGCAGCATCACTTGTTTGAAGACAAGTCGGTCCCGGCTGATCCGGAAGTACCTACTTCGTCAAATGAGACACCTGAGGCGTTGCCGGTCTCGAAAACATACTCCGCCCCGCCTGCTGACTCTGTTCAATCAGTTACTCCACGCCACCAGCCTATGGCTGTTCCTCCACGCCGCGTCAGTACAAGCGGCTACCTCAAGAGACGCTGATATGTCCTTTACGAAAAAGCACCTCGACGCGGTTGAAGCGGCCATTGCTCGCGGTGAGAAAACTGTGCGCTACACCGACCGTACCGTGGAATACCGCACGGTCGATGAACTGCTCAAGGCGCGCGAAGAAATACGCTTGTCGCTGGCAAGTGCAGCTGGGCCACGTTCGCGCGTGGTCCGGCTGTACCACGCAGGGAAGGGGGTCTGATGGCCCGACAGTTTCCAACGCTGACCCGTAACGGATTTGTCCTGCCGTCCAACATCAAGGCCAGTTACGAAGGTGCTGGAGAGGGACGCCGCTCTGCTGGCTGGGACGCGCCCGACAACGGGATCAACAGCATCAACACCCCGGCACTGCGCAACCTGCGGTCGCGTTCCCGGGCAGCGGTTCGCAACGACCCGTATGCCTTCAACGTCATCGACAAGCGTGTAAGCAACCTGATCGGCACCGGTATCACGCCTCGGCCGACGACTGACGACGATGTCTTGCGCAAACTGCTGCAGGAGCTGTGGGGAGATTGGGTCGATGAGTCAGATGCGGATGACCGTACCGACTTCTACGGCCAGCAGGCGCTGGTGGCACGCACGGTTGAAACCTCGGGCGAATGCTTTGTTCGGTTGCGTCCTCGCAGTCTAGATGAAGGTTTGGCGGTTCCGCTGCAGTTGCAGATCCTGGCACCGGAGTTCGTGCCGCACGACAAATTCGAGTCCACCAAGAACGGCAACGTGATCCGCGCCGGTATTGAGTTCACCCCCGGCGGCAAGCGCGTAGCGTATTGGATGTACCTGTCGCATCCGCGTGATGCCTCCTCGCTGAATGCTGGTTACAACCAGCTGGTGCGCGTACCCGCCGCTCAAGTGCTGCACATCTTCGAGCCGGTCGAGCCTGGCCAGCTACGCGGTGTGCCACGATTGTCGCCGGTGCTCAAACGGCTGCGCAGTCTGGACAACTACGACGACGCGGTGTTGTTCCGCCAAGAGGTGGCCAACCTGTTTGCCGGTTTCATCAAGCGCCCGGCGCCGGAATCGGGACCGGTTCCACGCGATCCGGTCACCGGCCAATTGCTTGATCTGGACCGTGACGGTTTCACCCCCATGGTCGCGCTCGAACCCGGCACCATGCAGGAGCTTGGCGCGGGCGAAGAGGTTGAGTTTTCCAAACCGCCAGACGCCGGCAACAACTACCCGGACTTCATGCGGCAGCAATTGATGGCTGCAGCGGCGGGTAGCGGTACGCCTTACGAAATCCTCACCGGCGACATGCGCGGGATCAACGACCGAGCGCTGCGGGTAGTGCTCAACGAGTTCCGGCGCCGCCTGGAACAACTGCAATTCAGCGTGTACGTGCATCAGCTCTGCCGCCCGGTACGGGCCGCGTGGATGGACATGGCGGTGCTGTCGGGTGTTCTGGTGCTGGACGATTACGCGCAGAAGCGCCGCCAGTACCTGCGCACTCGCTGGGTGCCACAAGGCTGGGCCTACATCCAGCCGGTGCAGGACGTGCAGGCGCGGCGTATGGAAGTGCAGGCCGGGTTTTCGTCGCGCAGCGAGATGGTCTTGCGTACCGGCTACGACGCCGAAACGGTCGATTTGGAAAACGCTGCCGATCTGGCGCGCGCCACCGCATTGGGCCTCAACTACAACACCCTTGATGCCGTCGAAGACACCGACGACAAGGAGCAACCATGAGCAAAACTGCGAAACCGCGTATTTACAACCGCGCCGGCAAACGCGTCGAGGTAAAGGACAAGACCTGGTATGCCGTTAATGCCAGCGGCGAAGCGACCGATCGAGTGATCGAAGTTTTCGTCTATGGCGAGATCGGCGCGTGGGGCATCACTGCGAATCAGTTCGTGCAGGATCTGCGGGCCATGGATGATGGCGTTTCACCAGTGGTGGCCGCGTTCAACAGTATCGGCGGTGACCTGTTCGATGGTCTGGCCATGCACAACGCGCTGTCGCGGCTGGGCGAGCGCTGCACCGGTCGCATTGATGCACTCGCAGCGAGTGCGGCCAGCGTGGCTGTGTGCGGTGCACACCGCGTAGTCATCGCGGCGAACGCCATGTTGATGATTCATAACCCCTACACCTATACAGGCGGGGACGCTGAGGACTTTCGCCGGGTCGCTGATGTGCTGGATCAAACCTTGGAGGCGATCATTGCGGCCTATAAGGCCAAGGCGCCCAACATCGACGACGCGGAACTGCGGCGAATGCTTAATGCAGAAACCTGGCTGACTGCCAATGAAGCATTGGCCCTCGGTTTGGCTGACGAAGTCGGCGACGGCATCAAAGTCAAAGCGTGCCTCGGTCAAGGCGCGGTGCTGCAACGATTCCAGCACGCACCGCCTGATTTGCTGGCCCAGCTCGACGAGCCACCTGAAGCGGATCCGGATCTTGATCCTGTCGAACCGCCGCTGGTGCCGCCTGTAGTCGACTCGGCCAAGTTGGCATTGATGATCACTCAGCGCTGCACGGCGGCGGGTATCAGCAACCTGGTCGAGTCGCTGCTCAGTTCGACCAAGCTCGAAAGCGAGGAAATCGTGCTCGCCGGCCTGGCACGCGCCAAAGCTGTGAACGACCTCTGCGTCGCCGCGCGTTTGCCAGAATTCAGCGCCGAGTATGTTGCGGCGGGCCTGGATGCGGCGGCGGTGCGGGCGCGTTTGTTCGACAAGATCGTCACCAGCGGCAAGGGCTTTGAAATCGACAACAGCCTGCCACTGGACGATGACCCGGCACCTAAGGTGCAAGCCAAGAAAATTGATCAACCATCTATCTGGTCGGCTCGCCAAGCTGCCCAGATAGGTAAATCTCATTCCGCTACAGGAGCAAGACGATGACGATCCAACGAGAGCCGATGCATGCAGGCGAATTTCTCCTGTCCGAAGCGGCTGGCACCATTTCCCGCGAGGCAATTAATGTCGCTGCCGGCCCTGCGTTAGAGCCGGGGCAGATCCTCGGTTTAGTCAGCCTGACCGGCGAATTCGCCCCCTACAACCCAACCGCTGAGGACGGCAGTGAAAACGCTATCGCCATTCTCTACGGTCCACTAGGTGAGTCGGATGTGGTTCGACGCGGACGGGCTGTGGTGCGGCTGGCCGAAGTCAGCGAAGCGCACCTGACCGGCCTGGATCCGGCAGCCGAGAAAGCGCTGGCCACCCACTTCCTGATCATCCGCTGAGGGCGATCGCCACCAATTATCCAGCCCGCCCTGTGCGGGTTTTTTGTTTTCCGGAGATAGCTTCATGGCTGACATTGAAATCTTTAACGACGATGCTTTTTCGGTCTCTTCGCTGACCGCCGCCATCAACGAGCAGGAGTATCTGCCGGGGCGGATCAGCAGCCTCGGCCTGTTTCAGGAAGAGGGGATCACTACCCTCACAGTGCAGGTGGAAAAGGATGGCGACACGCTGGCTTTGGTGCCAGCGGGTGAGCGTGGCACCTCCGGTCTCGTGGTGAGCGGCACCAAACGTAATCTGATTCCTTTCAACACCGTCCACTTGCCTCAGCGCTTTGCGATCAAGGCTGATGAGATTCAAGGCATCCGTGCCTTCGGTACTCGCTCTGAACTGCAGGCCGTGCAGGACGTCGTCAACAAGCGCCTGGCCAAAGCTCGCCGTCAGCTTGATGCCACGCACGAGTTCCAGCGCATGGGTGCCCTCAACGGCCAGATCCTGGACGCGGATGGTAAAACCGTATTGCTTGACATCTACAAAACGTTTGGCGTGTCGCGCAAGAAAATGTCCATGGAGATGAACAATCCTGACACTGAGCTGCGTGTGAAGTGTGGCGAAGCTCTCGACATGCAAGAGGATGCACTGGGTAGCGTGACGAGCAGCGGCGCGCGGGCACTCTGCGGCAAGAACTTCTGGAGCAAGATGATCGTCCACAAGTCGGTCAAAGAGACGTTCCTCAACAGTCAGCAAGCAGCGGCGCTGCGCGGTGATGCTCGGGAGAGCTTCGAGTTCGGCGGCATCATCTGGGAACGCTATCGCGGCAAGATCGCGGGTGTGACTTTCATCCATGACGACAAGGCGCTGCTGATTGCAGAGGGGGTGCCAGACCTGTACATCTCTGTGTTCGCGCCGGCCGACTACATGGAAACGGTCAATACCGAAGGTGTGCCGTACTACAGCAAAATCGAGCCGATGCCGTTCAACAAGGGCATGGCCGGTGAAGCCCAGTCCAACCCGCTTCACCTGTGCACCCGACCGCTCGCCCAGATCTTGCTGGAACTCTGACCGTGGGCTTTCGCGATCTGATCGCCGACGTCGACGCGGTGGTGTTCGAAACGCTGGGCGACACTGCGCGGATCGAAGGTCGCGAAGAGCCAGTGTTCGGCATGTTTGCCGCGCCCTGGCTGCAACCCAAGTTCGGCAAGCTCAATACCGGGTTGCGCGAGCCTCGCTTCGAGATCCGCGTCAGCGATTCGCAAGGTCTGGAACAGGGCATGCTGGTCAGCGTTGACCTGCCTGCCCTGGATGGCGGCGGTGACTACGACCTGATCCAGCTCGAACCGAGCGGCGACGGACTGGTCGCCCTGATTCTGAGGTTGCGGCCATGAGCGTCGGCAGCTATTTCAAACCCTCGGCCGGGGGCGGGATGATCTCCATCCAGTCCTCGGCCGCAGACTTTCAGGCGTTCCAGGACTTTGCCAAGGTGGTACCGAAAGCGGCCGCTGCGGCGCATCGGCGCGCGATCAACAAGACGTTGGGTTGGTTGCGCACGCACATTGCCCGAGCGGTCAGCCGGTCGGAGCGCATTGCTGTTGCGGCGGTGCGTCAGCGGTTGCGCAGCTATCCAGTTTCCGGCGCGGCCGCGAGCGGCAAATTGTGGTTCGGGTTGAACAGCATCGAATCCAGCCGGATCGGCCGGGCGCGGCAGACCGGGAGCGGTGTGTCGGTGGCGGGGCGGCGTTACGAAGGTGCCTTTCTCAAGAAGGTCTACGGCAACAAGCCCGACATCTGGATCCGCACAGCCAGCAAGCATTTCAACGGGGACGACTACCCAGACAGCACGGTGTCCCCCGGTCGCGGGCCGAGTTCGGGTTGGGTCGCCGAAAACGGAAGTCGTTTCCCGCTGGCCAAGGCCAAGGTATCGCTGGAGCAAGCCCGGCCGCACTTCGACAGCTGGGTCAAAAAGGCAGATGAGCGTCTGCTGGAGATTCTCAAGCAGGAACTCAACTTTGAGCTGCAGAAATACCTTAAGAGGATCGGCAATGTCTGAAGAACCGTTCAGCCTGGACCAGCTTTATCGGGCGGTAGAACAGCATCTGCGTACCCACTTGCCTGGCGTGCAGGCCGTCACGGCCTGGCCAGACATTAAGGATCGCGTGTTGCTGCCAGCGGTGTTTCTGGAGGTGGCCGAGATCGAGCCGGGTAAAGATATCGGCACCGGCGAAACCTCGCTGGTCTGCAAGTTCGAGGCTCGG